ATTAGCCGCCTATGCAATATCGATGCTTGGTATCTTTCAGCTGACGCGAATAGCAGCATGACTTACTCAAACATTCTTGATTCTCGTAAGCAGTTTGTTGCACTTACTTTACAGCCTTTCATTACTGCCATTGAAGACAGACTCAGCATGAATGACGTCACTGCTAATGGAAACGAAGTGCGCTTTGATTTAGATAAATCATTCCTACGCGCTAATCCAATGGATGAGTTGCTAGTTATCGAGAAAATGCTTTCACTTGGTCTGATCTCAACAGAGCAAGCGATGGAAATGACAGATCTAACACCTAACGGAAGCAATGGTATGTAATGGAAAACAAGATCATTACCTTTTCCGCTGATCTAACAGCTAACCTAGATGAACGCACCATCTCTGGAAAAATTGTTCCAGTAGGTACAGGCGAAGTAGGCAATACTTCGGCAGGACGCGTTGTATTTGAAAATGGAAGTATTGAACTTCCGTCAGATCCAAAAAAGGTTAAGCTGCTGAATCAGCACAACATGAAAGATCCTCGCGGTCGCGCAACTTTCTTTAATGAAGTTGCTAATGATGGAATTTATGCAACCTTCGCTGTTTCAAAAAGCGATAAGGGTACACAAAGTTTGATTATGGCTGAGGAAGGCTTGGTTTCAGGTCTTTCTGTAGGCGTAGAAGTAATCAAAGCGAAAAACAAGTCTGGAGTAATGCACGTTACTTCCGCTCGTTTATTCGAGGTCAGTTTGGTCACAGAAGCCGCATTCAAATCGGCAATGGTCACCGAAATAGCGGCTGAGGAAACTCCAGAAGTCGTAGAAGAAAACCAACAAACAGAAAGCGAGACAGTCTTGGACACAACTCCAGAGACAGTTGCAGCACCAGAAGTTGAGGCATCGGCTGTTGAAGCTGCTCGCCCAACTGTTGCTGTTACTAATATCCGTCCTCGCCTAAAGCCACTCACATCTGGTGAGTATCTAGAGGCGAACATCAAGGCAGCAATGGGAGATGACGCAGCTCGTCAGCTAATCCTTGCTACCGATGACACATCGACAAACACTGGTCTTACACTTCCACCTCACATGGCAGAATTCCAGACAAACACAATTTCAGGACGCCCTGCAGTGGATTCAATTTCATCAGGCGTCTTGCCATCAATGGGTATGAGCTTTACGCTGCCTAAGCTATCTCAGGCTCCTTCTGTAACAGTAGAAGCAGAAAACGGCGCACTTGGCGGCGATGAGATGACAAGCACCTACCTTACGGTAGATGTTAAGAAAGCGGCCGGAATCCAAACGATTTCGTGGGAATTGCTTGACCGGTCATCACCTGCATTTTATGACCAGTTAATCCGCGAGTTGAACGATGCGTATGCTAAGTACACTGACTCAGCAGTTATCGCTGCATTCACAGCGTCAGGAACACAGGCAACTGCAACAGCAGCAACAATCGCTGGTCTAAAGTCATTCATTTCAGTTGAAACTCCAAAGGCTTACGCAGCTTCTGGAAAGTTTGCCCGCAACCTAGTTGTTAATACAGCTTGGTGGTCAGAGATCATGGCTGCAGAAGATACAACATACCGTCCGCTATTTAATGCGGCTCAGCCTGCTAACGCAGCTGGTGTTGTTTCTGGTCAGTCAATCGTTGGTAACGTACTTGGTCTTGGTCTTTCAGTAGATCCACACATGTCAGTTACAACAAAGATCGATGAGTCAGCTTTCATCGTTTCACCAGAATCATTCCGATTCTACGAAGCACCTAAGACAACCTTGCAAGTCCAAGCGCTTGCGAATGGTCAGCTGCAGGTTGCTGTCTATGGTTACTATGCGATTGCTCCAATCTGGGGCGGTGGCGTACGTCGCTTCAACCTAACTTAATCAGTTAGAAACTAAGTCGCTCTGAGGGGTAGTAGCCCTCTACCCCTCAGAGTCTTTAGAAAGGAAATGGAATGTCGCTTACAACAGTCTCTGAGCTCCGAAGTGTTTTAGGAGTCGGTACGTTATACAGTGACGCCGTTTTACAATCAGTTTGCGACGCTACAGATGCAGTCCTTCTACCTATGTTATGGACTCCAACTCAATATGCAGTAGCGCATTCCAATGTAGTTGGAACTGGCACTCTTTATTTCAATATCCCAGTAGCGGGTATTTTTTATGTTGGTCAATCAGTAACAGTTGCTAATTGTGGTACTAAGTACTCGGGCACTAAAACAATTACAGCACTTGGCGATTACTCAATTTCAATGGCTACAAGCCATACAACTGCACAACCTAAACATCCAATCGAACCTTATGGCACGGTTACTACAGAATCTTACACAGACTGGACTTTAGATGAAGCAGTCCAACAAGCAGCGTTAATGATTAGCACAGAGATTTGGCAAGCTCGTACAGCGACTTTAAGCGGATCAAATTTAGTTGATTATCAACCAAGCCCATATAGATTATCGGCACAGCTTTTGGCGAAGGTGCGTGGATTGATCTCCCACGCGCTTTCGCCATCATCAATGGTCGGCTGACATGACTGCACCTATTACAACCCTTCGCACCGCTTTAGCAACAGCGTTAATAGATAATTCAAAGTATCAAGTTTTTGCTTTTCCACCATCGACGGTGCTCGCGAACAGTGTGATTGTGAGTCCTGACGATCCATATTTGACGCCTAATAACAATAGCCAAATTTCAATTAGCCCAACAGCTAATCTAAAATTGGTAATTACGTGTCCGCTCTACGATAACGAAGGCAACCTAAATGGTATAGAAGATTTTGTGTGTACCGTTTTTGCTAAACTTGCAGCATCTTCTTTTGTTTATAATATAAGCGCAATCAGCGCACCTAGCGTTCTCAACGCGGCAAGTGGAGACTTGCTTAGCTGTGAGATGTCCGTCAGTATCCTAACGAGTTGGAGTTAATCATGTCCGATTGGGAAAAAGAGAACGAAGCCTTTCTGATCAAGATCGGACAGGTTAAAGAAGCACCAACACCTAAGCCAGTAACTAAGAAAGACGAGGAATAATCCATGGCTGTATTTCTAAACAATGGCGTTTCGGTCACAGTGAACTCTGTCGATCTTAGCGACCATGTAACAGCAGTAACAATCAACCGCACATTCGATGAGCTAGAAGTAACAGCGATGGGTGATTCAGGTCACAAGTTCGTTAAGGGTCTAGAAGCATCATCAATCACAATTGATTTCCTTAATGACACAGCTACAGGTGAAGTCCTACAGACTCTACAAGCTGCATGGGGAACATCTGTTCCAGTGATTATCAAACAGACATCAGGCGCAGTCTCAGCTACTAACCCTAGCTATACTATGCAATGCCTTGTAAACAACACCACAGATGTAAACGGCTCAGTCGCAGACCTTGGAACTCAATCAGTGACATGGACTGTAAACGGTACAATCGCAGTAGCAACAGCATAATCAACTAACAAAGGGGCTAACCATGGCAAAACTAAAGATCGTTCGTAATGATGGAAGCGTACTAGAAGGAGAAATCACGCCTGCCGTTGAATACTCCTTCGAACAGTACGCTAAAAAGGGCTTCCATAAGGCGTTCCGCGATGAAGAAAAGCAAAGCGATGTCTATTGGCTTGCATGGGAAGTCACACGCAGGTCAGGTGAAACTGTTAAGCCTTTTGGTATGGATTTCATCGAGACACTCAAAAGTGTCGAGGTGCTTGATTCAGACCCTTTAGCTTAAAGCGCGATCTCCCATTCACCTACTTAATTGCTCGCTTGAGCATTAGGTTAGGGATCGCGCCACAGCATTTATTAGAGCTAGACCCAGTAATGATTCAAGCATTGCTGCAAGGTCTCAAGGATGAAGCAAAGGAGTCAGAAGATGCCAGTAGAGTTCGCAGGCGTTAATGAACTCCGTAAAGCCTTAAAAGACTATGCTCCAGATTTAGATAAAGCTCTTAAAAAAGAATTAACCGCACTAGCAAAGCCAATAGTCAATAAGGCTAGAGGTTATGCACCTGCCTTGCCTCCTTTAAGTAATTGGGGAAAGGGCAATGGAAGATTCCCTCTTTACAACGGCCAGACTGTTAAATCAGGTATCCGTTTTAGTACTGCAAAGTCTAAGAAAAACATTAGAGGATTCTCGTCTAGCATCCGCATTGTTAATGCAACTGCCGCTGGTGCTATCTATGAAACAGCAGGACGAAAGAATCCATTCGGTCAGCCATGGGTCGGGCCTACTGGGCCATCTGGCAAAAAGTATTCACACTCGATCAACAAGTCTGCTGGTCGTGATTTTATTGCTGCCATGGGTGGCGAAATGAAAGGCAGAGGTCAAGACAAAGGCCGCCTTATTTATCGTGCTTGGGAAGAAGATCAAGGCAAGACTCAAGATGCCATGATTAAAGCAGTGCTTAGAACTAACGATCTATTTCAGTCCAAGACTGGTGGAGCGATCACACGCGGAATTAGGAAGGTAGCATAATGGCTGTTCAATCAGGCATTGACATTAAGATTCTTGCGGAGTTCTTAGGTAAGAATGCATTCAAGCAAGCTGACACAGCTGTCAACAAACTTAACAAGAATGTTAAGTCTTTAGGTCAATCATTTGGAATTGCTTTTGGCGGAGCTGCACTAGGTTATGCGATCAAGACCACTATCCGCGATTTTGCAGATGCTCAGCGTGAAACTCAGCAGCTTACGAACACAGTTAAAAATCTAGGATTAGCCTTTGCCGCTCCAGAAGTTGATGCCTATGTTCAGAAGATCGGCGCGCTTTATGGAGTCACCGGCGATCAAGCTGTGCCAGCCCTTCAGGCATTATTAACCGCGACTGGTTCAGTATCACGATCTACCAAGATCATGAATGTTGCATTGGATCTTGCAGCAAGTCGTAGCACAGATGTTGCTTCTGTTGCTAAGGATCTTGCCAATGCTTATGTTGGAAATACCAAAGGTCTAAATCAGTACAGATTAGGTCTTACAAAGGCCGAACTTGCTGCAATGTCTTTTGATGAGATCTTAGATAAGATTGCAACACAAACACTAGGCGCAGCCGATGAGCAAGCAAAGACTCTTAGCGGGCAACTGGCTATCTTGGCAGAGGTCAGCAACCAAGCTAAAGAGCGTATTGGCGGCGGCTTAGTCGATGCCCTTGCTGCTTTCTCCGGAGAAAAAGGCGGAGCAGGCGCAGCTAAAACTATTGAAAATCTATCTATTAAATTGACTGAAGCGATTAAAGGTTTTGGTTATCTTGTTAGTGAAGTTAAGATCGCCCAACCTATTTTAATTACTGCTGGAGCTTTAATCTTTGCTGCATGGTCTCCATGGTTAGCAGGTATCGCAGCAGCGGCCTTAGCCATTGGTGCTATTGGCAATGCTATGCGAAAGAATGCTCCACAGACTCCAATGAACACTGGCAAGTTATTCTTTCCGGGGTCTGGTGATGGTGGGTATGCAGAACGAGAAGCAGCTCGCAGAAAGGCTGAGGCCGATGCAGCTAAGCGAGCAAAAGATTTAGCAGCACTCACCAAGAAGAATGTCAAGGCAGCACAGGATCAATTAAAGATTGCAAAGGCTAAGGCTATCTTTGACCTGCAAAAGATTCAGATTGAAGCAGCTCTTAAAGGCAAAATTAGCGAAGAAGAAAAGATTCGTCTATTGCTTCTTAGAGCAATTCAAGAAGAAAACATCGAGGACATCGATAAGTACACTAAAATGCTTGATGAGGTTCAGGGCAAAGTTACTCAATTACAAGGCACATTGGCTGAGGTTTATTCTATGGATGCGGGAAATCCGTTTATTTCATGGGAGATTGGTCTTGATGGTGTTCAACGAGCTTTGATTGAAATTGAAGGTCAATCAATTCAATTAACTAGCACTCTGGCACAAAACTCGTTAGCGATGGGTTTAGCAGGTGGCGCATCCTTTGCTCAAGCATTATCAGGTTCTCGTTATGCAGCTCAAGCGGCAGCCGCTATGGGCATCGAGGGAACTATTGGAAACTTGCCACCAGTTACTTCTGTAATGCCTACAACCACAGCTCCAACAGTAGTCAATGTAGTAGTAGAAGGAAATGTTACAACTGAGGAAGATCTCAAAAAGGCTATTGTTGATGCTGTGAACCAATCTGGTCTAACAGGCAATCAACTCATCACAGGTACCCCTGACCGCATGGTGGCTATCTAATGGCTTTACCTGCAACTATTGGAGTCACCATCAACTTTAGCGATGGCCCTACTTATGGCTATCCCTTTACTATTGGTGACCCTGTTAAAGGCATCCTAGGGGTCTCTGAACTGGCTGGAACAGGCACAGCAGGGTTAATCATTGATTACTCAGCACAAACCACTCAGATAGCCATTAGGCGTGGTCGTGACTTACAGACTGATACTTACACAGCTGGAAGCGCGACAGTTAAGATCCTTGACCCTAACGGAGACTTTAACCCACAGAATACAAGTTCCCCGATTTATGGTTATCTCAAGCCATTGCGTAAGATCCAGATTACTGCTACTTATGCTGGCACTACACATTATCTTTTCTCTGGCTACACTTCAGAGTACCGATACACCTATCCAACAGGGCAGGAAATTGGCTATGTAACTGTAGCCTCTTATGATGCTTTCAAGATCTTTAACCTTGCCGCCATTTCGACTGTGGCAGATGCAAGCAGTACACAGGACACAGGCACTCGCATTAATCGCATTTTAAGCCAACTGGAATGGCCTAATTCTATGCGTAACATTGATACAGGCGACACCTTATGCTCAGCAGACTCAGGCCAGCCTCGCGTTGCTTTAGCTGCTATCCGCGCTACAGAGTTTAGCGAATTGGGCGCTTTCTACATGAGTCCAGATGGCAACGCTATCTTTAAGAGCCGATCAAGCACTATTGAAAGCATCGATGATGCTCCTACAGTATTTAATCAAACAGGTGGCATCCCTTATGCCAACATCAAGTTCGCTTTTGATGACAAACTCATCATTAACCAAGCCAACATAACCCGCTACGGCGGCACAGTCCAGTCTTACACAGCGACAGACAGCGTGGATACCTACTTCTTACATTCGACAAGTGCCAACAATTTGCCTATTGCTACAGATGCAGAAGCTTATAATCTTGCTACTGCCTATGTGAACAGTCGTAAAGATACGACTATCCGCATTGACTCGATGACCTTAGACCTAAGCACTCCAGACTATGCAGCAGGAGTCACAGCAGCTTTAAGCCTTGACTATTTCAGTAATGTCCAGATCTCTAACATTCAACCTAATGGCGATACAATTATCAAGACCCTACAGGTGCAAGGTGTATCGCACGACATCCAGCCGAACAGCTGGTTTACAACATTCACCACGATGGAGCCAATAACCGATGGTTTTATCATTGGGAACGCAGATCACGGTATACTAGGCGTATCTCGTCTAGCATGGTAAAGGAGCAATAAATGGCAACAGGATTTCCAGCCTCAACAGGAGATGTCCTATCAGCGGCTATGTTTAATGGCTTAGTAGCCTTTACTCTCAATAGCCAATCAGGTGCGACCTACACACTCGCATCGACAGATCAGTATCAGGTGCTAGTCATTACGACTAACGCTTCTACTAAGACTGTTAGCATCCCAACAGATGCAACATACAATTTCCCAGTAGGAACAGCAGTTTCCATCCTAAATACAGGAGCGGGAGATCTAACCATCAACGCTGTGACTTCTGGCACTACAACAATCACAAGCGCAGGAGCAGCAAGCAACGCTCCTAAGGTTTCACAGTACAAATCAGCTGTAGCGATTAAGACAGCTGCTAACACATGGAGCATTGTTGGGGCTGTTGCGTAATGCTTACAAACACCATGTTCGATGTCAAAGCTGCTGAGGCATTGGTAGTTAATTACCTTGTCATCGCCGGCGGCGGCTCTGGTGGTACTTACACAGGTAACGATGCCCTTGGTGGTGGTGGCGGTGCTGGTGGTTATCGCACAACTGCTGGCACATCTGGAGGCGGTGGAGCAGCTGAGTCTGCTCCGACATTGCTAGTAAGCACTAATTACACAGTAACAGTA